ATTGTAAGTTGTACCTGCTTTTTGTATAGCACCCAATATACTTGTATTGGGTCCTGATAAATCTTCAATAACACCACCGACACCATCAACTAAACCACCTTGACCTAGAATACTAGATTGACTACCAGGTCTAGTGATAGGGCTAGGTACTCTGTCATAGTTCTCTTTAACACCAAAGCCAGCAACTATGTTGCTAGGTTCTTTACCATCAATAGCACCCTGAAAATACTTAACTGTTTCATAGTCCAATGTCATTGTGTTTTCCATTGTGCCATTGCCCTCAGCATAGTTATATGTATCATGCGCAAATCTAGTAATGATAGGATTAACTAATGTATATGCTACATAGTTGTGTTGATTAAAACCAAATACAGTAATGTTTTTAAAGAATGGAATCTTAGTTTGACCAGTGCCAACTGCAGTGGAACTGTTAGCTGTATCACTAGTTTCTCCTACATAACCCCAATCAGTATCACCTGTGATAGATTGAGAATATATATTTCTTTTGTTATAGTTCGAGTTGTTGGGACTTGTTCCATTTATAAGAGCTTGTCGTCCTGATATTGATACTACCGGTTTAGTTGCATCTTTATAATAATATGTGTAATAGTTATACCACATATTACGAATCGCACCACCTGCTGTAGGTGTACCAGTAGCACTACCATTATCATCATGGAAGTTAATATCTATTGGGTCATATTTTATTTTTGTTTGAACAATACGTTTACGATTGTATTGATTCATCGTATGTGTATCAAAGTTATAGCTAGGTAGTTTAACTGATTTAACAGCTAAACCAAAGTTGACACCTTGCGGTAATCCTACAGCATATGCACTTGGATTTATTTCAAAGTACACATGGAATAGGAATTTAAACTTAGGTGCATATTGATATGCATTGGGTCTAAATGTCTTGCTAGCGTGAGTATAGTCACGAAGGTAATCGCTGCCGAAGAATCCTCCGGCAGCGTCTGTTAGTAAGTTCTGAAAAAATCCAGACATTTAATATATTAAAATATATTAAGCTTGACCGGCTCCGATACCTGTAGTTGATGTACCACCTAAAGCACGACCAACACTTGTACCAACACCAGAAGTCAATGGAGACTGAACTGCGTTATCAAAGCGTATTGCTAACTGAATAGTTACTACTTCATTTGAACTATATGCCAAGTTGTTATAGTTAGCACCTTGTAAGAAGCAACCATAGCATTCCCATGTTTCTAAAACGATAGGAGCACTTGTACCGTTACCACCGTCTAAGATTTCAATGTTTGTTTGGAACTTGTAATCTTGACCAGTTGCGGCTGAAGCTTGTTCAACAAAGTCCATTTGTTTCTGTAACTGCTGACCAACTAATTTTGAAACGCTACCAGATGCATCATCTCTAACATTGATTGTCAAAGGTGCCCACTCGTGACGTCCTGCCAAATACATTGTAGAGTTATAAACTGGGATAGTAATCTCGCCAAAACTAACTGATGGGCGTGTTACGTCAATAACTTGCTTAGTTAGTTCATTAGTAGCGTTATTAGTACCAAAGTTTAAAAAGTTAACTCTAAAACGATATTGTAGTTTGGGCATTAGCAAGCCCTGATTTCCGCCAGCATTATCAGATGCTACGGTCATGTTAAACAATGATTGTGAGGCTATTGCCATTTTTTTCTCCTGTTATTTATATTTATCTTTACAAATAGATACCCCTTTCGGGGTATCATATTTTATTATTGTCCACCAAGCTCGCCTGTGTTCAATATACGAACTGGGATGTAGATGAATTCAGCTGCCTTAACAGGCTCAACTGCAACGTCAATCCACAATTCATTTCTATCGATTCTTGCTGGTGTGTTGTTACTTTCGTCACAAACTACAAGATAATCATATAGACCGCGTTTTGCAACTAAATCTACCATCAATGTTTCTACAACACCAGAGATTTGATTGCGTGTTAATGCATCATTAGGTTCGAATACGAACGGTCTTGCTGCCAATGTTAACTGTCTACGTATGTAAGCAATCAAACGAGCAACGTTAGTTCTATCTAATGCACTTGAACTGTTAAAGCTTGTCTTGTTACCATAGTTCAATAGACCAACACCAGTGAAGAACACTAATGGGTTAATGAAGTTAGTATACAATACATCACGTATACCTAAACGTGTCTTAATAGAAATAAACTCGCCAGTAGCACTATCAACATAACCAATACTTAGTGCATTGTCGATTGTACCGCGACGTGTACCTGCTGCCGCTAACCAAGGATAAGCAACAGTATCATTACGTAAGAATGTGCGCAACATCATATATGATGCAGGAACAGCTACTTGATTACCTGCTAAGTCTGTTGCTAATCCACTTGGATAGAATAGACCCATGTAAGTACTACGTGATACTAAGCCTTCTTCGCCTGTACTAGAAGCACCTGCTTCGTTATTAGCCCAAGCTTGAATGTCGGTAGCACTGTCAGCTAAACGCATTGGTGTATCACCCAAGATGTAACCTGTCTCACCACGATCTGAGTTCAATGCTATCATAGCAGGTTGAAGTTCAGGATAGTTAGGAGTAGCCATCAAGTTGAAGAAGTTATCTTCATCACGTATCGCTGTGTTAGTTGCTACGGCCGCATTCAATGCTTGAACTACCATAGCACGTTGTGCTTTACGACCCATGTAAGGAGCACCATTAGTCATGTTACCACTTACTGTTACCCAAGTATCAGTATATGTTGGTATTGTATCATCAGGGAAACTAGTATTGTTGAAATAGTTTGTTCTGTATTGTTTTACATTATAACCACTACGGCGAGTGTTAAACAATAACATTCCAGATGGATATAGTGTTGGATCAGGAGCATCTAAATCAACATTGTTACTTCCCAACAAACTAGCAATAGTTGGTATAGGATCATCTACTGGACTAATACTATCCTGATCACTTGACCAACGAGCATCAGCAAACAATACGCCTGTACTACTTGTTTGGTCTGTGTTGTTAATCAATACCCACTGATTAACACCACTAACACTTTGCCAACGACTGATTACTGGATAGTTTTCTAAGTCACTTGTGTTAATCCATATGTCACCGTATACTAATGCTGTACCATCACTTTGTGTAGTAGGTGTGCTTGCTGATACGATAGGACCATTTGGATCTGTTTCATTGGTGCCGCTTGGTAGAGGGAAACCATTACTATCATAATCTCTATTTCCATAACCATACCATGTACCACTGTAGTTAACCATAATATCAACTTGGTCAACTACACTGTAGAACCAATTTGTATCATTAGCAGGAGCAACTGCTGGCTCGCCTTCATTAGAAATGTATGTGAACTCAACCCAGTTACTTAACTGTGTAAGATAGTTCTTTACCGGTGTACCAGAAATATATGTTACCGCTGTAGCGGCACCGCCAGTGACTGCAGTAACTTCAACTACTAAATCATTTGCAGGACTAGTTCCGCCCAAGCTACTTCCACTTAATGTAATCTGTTCACCTAATACATAACCACTACCGCCGCCTGTAATACCATCACCGTTAACTATGTATAAACCATTAGTTACAGTAACTGATACAGTAGCACCTGTACCAATACTACTTGCAGTACCTGTTATATTAAATGTAGCTGAGTTAGTAGGACCATATTTGACACTAGATGTAGTACCAATAATAAATCCAGCTTCTTCAATCAATCCATTAGATACATTGATATCGGTAAATGAAGAATTCAAATAATCATTTAATGCGATTTCTCCACCTGCAGTGTGTATTAGTTGGATAGATCCATCTGTAGTTACACTTGCTGTTGTGTATGGAATATTTGCTGCCGCCCATGCTGTTACAAAATCAGTTGCATCTGCACTATCACTAACAGTCACATTATATGGACCATCAAGTGTTGCACTTCCAGGTAAGCTAGTATAAACTTGCATATAGTATGGTCCTGCAGTAAACTGAGGATTAGTATTATTACCTGTAACTACTGTAGGACCAGTAGCAATTCTTTCCCATATATATAATGGAGCCGTTGCTTGTGTACCATTATAGTTATACTGACCGTATACTGTGCCTGCAGGAATAGCTTGGCCACCTGTAGCATCTAAGTTAGAAGTCATTTCCCAATCGCTTGTTGCCAATGTTACTGTTTTAGCAGACCAAGCTTGTGTAGCTCCATTGAATACTGACATTACTGGATTTAAACCATTGCCAGCTGAACCAACCTTGATCCATACTGAACCAGTTGGACGAGGGATTGATTGACTAGTTGACCATAATGGCATTTGAGCACTTGTACCATATGCAACTACTGATTGATAATATGTACCGGCTGTGATTCCCATATCAGCGATAGATGTTCCAGTACCATTAGCTATAATAACTCTAGGTGTACCTGATGTTAATAGCTGATTACTGCTGATACATAGTTTACCACTACGTACTTCAGCACCTAATGATGGCCAATTAAGATTGTTAATTTCTGTAGCAACTCCATCAACTGAACCATCACCGCCACCGTCATCAGGAACAGTAATAGTTGCTGTGTATAATCCTGACATGCTGATAGTAAATGTATCGCCTGCAGTTAATGTAGGATTAGAAGCTGTACCTTGAACTGTAGGAGTATCTAATCTCCAATCAGTGCCACCTAAGCTAACCCATGTGTTACTAGTCGTTTTATAGAAAAACGTTTTGTTGTTTCCTGCTGATGGGGATCCTGTACTTTCTAACGCATTTACAGCATAATCACCTATATTACCAATGCTGTTGATAGGATAACCTGAACTTAACTGACTAGTATCAGTAATAACGATAGGAGTCTGTAATGTAAATTGACCTGTAGCTTGGTTAAACTCATAGATACCCCATGTACTTGTTGTAGTATCTAACCAATATGTACCATTGTCTGGGTTACCAGTTGGACGACCTGTTTGACCTACTAAGCTTGCTAAGTCAATATCAGCACGTAGAACATAACAACGATTTGTTACACCTAGTGTTGAGTAGGCAGCTAATAAGCCGTATTCATTAAGTTCGTAACCTTGAATAGGTGTACCATTTGTCGTTGTATAGAAGAATGGAGTACCATACAAGTTTACTAAGTCTCGTTGACTTGTAACTTGGAATAATTTGTTTGCGTTTGCCGCTGTTGTTGCCGCCGCTACACCTGTACCAGATGCGTCAGCTTTATTCTGTGCCGTAGCAAGAACCACTAGAGGGACGGAATTCGTTGGCGCTGGTAGATATTGACTTTGGTCAATGATTGTTACTTCTACGCCTGGAGATGTTAATGCCATTTTATGTTTCCTTTATGTAAAATTTTGAGGTTTACCACCTGATTGCATACTATTATTTATCGAATACTTATAAAAAGAGCCAATAACCGTGCCTTCGAAGGTATAAATAGAAGATGAGACCTATCTGTCCTACATGTGAAAGAAACTTCTGCGCTGTTAACTATAAGCGTGGTGAAATCACACACTATCGTAGTATATGTGATGAATGCGGTAGGAAGAAAAACAAACTTAAACCACGTTCTCCTAAATGGAAAAGCAAGGGATATAAGAAAAAAACCGCATGTGATATCTGCGGTTTTAAAAGTTTGTTCTCAAGTCAAATCACCGTCTTTCATATTGACGGCAATCTGGATAATGCTGAACTTGCTAACTTACGTAGCATATGTCTTAACTGCGTAGAAGTAGTTAAGAAGAAAGAAATAACTTGGAAACGTGGAGATTTACAGGTTGATCACTGAGTTAACTTGTTTATGCAAGTCATCAATCGTCCCGTTATTATCAATATAGTGGTCATATAATAATCCAACGCTACTATACTCACTAGCGTGAACACTATAGTTAGCTAACTCTACTATAGCTTTTTGACGTTGTTCGCTACCTTCAGGTTCGTTGTTGTAATCAACTGCGGCACTATACCATACAGGGCGTTCACCCCTATTGACTCGCATTGTTACTCCACCTACACTTTTGATAGATTGTATTTCATTAGCAAAACGACAATCAGTAATCACAATATTATCATCGGTCTGGCGTAACTTATTCTCTACACTAGCTACCCAAATATCTTTATGGAATCCATTACGGCAAACTTCTGTACCCCAATATTGTAATACCCAACGGGGAGTTATATCCATGCCCAATCTCTCACTCCACCACTCGTCTTTTTGCTCTCGCCAAGCTCTACTTGTTTTAGTAGAACCTTCTAAATATTCTCTATTCCAACCAAATACTGCGGCTACTGCATCTTTAAGAGATGCCGCAAAACTAACACGTTTAAATCCGTGAAATGTGCAAAGATAGTCAGCAATCGTATCTTTGCCGCTCGAAATTAGTCCCGTAATTCCTATAATAATTTTCATTCTCCTTTATGTTTACATTTATCTCCGTGCCATCTGGAATAATTCATATGGTCTACTTCTTTTAAACAATGATAACACTTAAGTTTAGGTGCCGCAAGCTTTTCGGCACTTTTTTTCTTTCTTTGTTCTTCTGAATGTTGCTTTCCAAAGAACCCATTCTTTTCACCTATGTTGGCTACTTTCTTTTTTAATTCATTTGCTTTCTCTTTACCGTACAATTCTTCAAAAGTTTTTCCTTTATTGAAGGGGATGCTACCTTTTCTATTCTTAGAAGCACTTTCTTTCCATGCTTTTGTTTTTGGTCTTGATGCGGCAAGTTTCATCCGTAATAAAGAATCAGTTGAATGTTTTTTGTCTTTGAAGGTACCTTCTAATCCTGCATCTTTTCTTTTTTTAGCTCGTTCTATTCCAGCCTTTTTATAATTAATTTTCGCTGATTCTGGTATTTCACTATTCCTTAATTCTTCAACTAACTTAGTATACATCCTACCAGTCACTCTTTTTCTTTCTTGTTTTGGTCCCGTTAATGTAGACATACCTAATGCTGCCTTTAGCATCTTATGTTTGGCAGGACCTGTAGTCATTCTAGGTAATAACAAATGGCATACCAAATGTTCATGCGGTGTTAACTTTACTATATTAGAAGTATCATCAGGATTGCCGTCTAACCATCCAATAGAGCCGAGACGTTTTCTTTTTATAAAAAACGATTCAGGAATAATGTGATGCTTTTCATTAGGCTCTATATTGCCTCTAATTATTGCTCTATCTATTATAGAATAGTACCAATTAGTATACTTATTTTGAAGAAAGATATCTGTTTTCATAAGTATACTTATGTGAACAGGATAAGATAAATATAATACTATATGTTATCCTTGAATCCAGGTGAGAATCAGCCCTGGACCCAAGTCAATGGCTGACTATAATCTACATAACGTTTTAGTTCTTCAATAAGTTCGGTTTGTAACTGTTTGGATTCAGCTTTCATTGCCGCACCGTTCAAGCTTGTACCACCACCTGGACCTGCAATACTTGCAAACTTCTCACGTGCTTCACCAATGATACCTTTTAATGTAGCATAAACCCAATCGCCAATCCAAACACCAGCGCCCGGATCTTGTAACAATACTTCTTGTGTTCTTTGTACGTCAGCCCAAATCAACACTTTTTCACCAGAACCTTTTGGATCACGTACAATACGTAATACTTTAGTTACTGGGTCAAATGTATAGATAACATATCCA